TGGAAAGCCAGGACCCTACACCCACCGTACGCTATCAGAGGCGCCCGGACCCGAGGATGCAGGTTCCAACTCAGTTCCGTTCACCGTTTCGGGAATCGGAGCTTGCTCCTGTCGAAGAGGAGAAAGTTCGCCCGATTCAAGAAGGCATGGGGCCGTACATCGTAACTGGGGATTCGGTTATGCGACCGAGCGACCTGGACCCGACAACGGCGCTTCTGACAGCACTCACTCTGATGTATGGAGAGCTTCAGATTCCGATGGAACACCTAGGCTTTATGCCTATGCGTTCCTTCGACCGTGGGACACATCCGCTTACAGCGCCGCGATCACTGCAACGAGAGATGCTACAGGTCGTCCGGAAACAGGGACAAGGCCTTACGCTATGGATGCGCTTGTTCGGGATCATATTGATCCTGTTGCTTATAGTGGCGCTCCTTTCTTCCGTCGCAATGGCGATGTACTTCAGGCCGGAATGGACTTGGCTAGTCGCATTCTGGAAGGGAATCGCGGTTTTGACCCCTATATGGGTGGTCGTCGCGTTCAGCCTGGGACTTCTGGTCCAAAAACTCGGCTCATATGGATGGCGCCGCTTCCTACGACTATTGTTGGAGGCATGTTTTCAAAGCCTATCGCACAGCAGCTCGAACGAAAGAGACCGTTCGCGTGGGGACTCCACGGAGTGGAAAAGGCAGCGCTAGTTTCAGCGCTTCAATCCCGATTCAGGTATGTCTACAGTATTGACTTTTCGAGGTTTGATTCGTCAGTGCCAGCGGTAATGATCGCAGATGCGTTCAAAATCGTGAGACCTCTGCTTGACCTGACTGAGGATGAAGAAGAAGTCTGGCAACGGTACATCAATGACTTCATACACTCTCGGCTAATCACTGAAACTGGTGAAATCTTTCAAAAGCATAAAGGCATTCCTTCAGGTAGTGCTTTCACTAGCATTATCGGATCAGTGGTTAATCTACTGGTTTTGAACTATGCCTGGACACGTGTTACGGGACACGCGCTTAAGAAGGACAGGGTTCTTGTACTTGGTGATGACGCAATCGTGGCTTCAAATTCAAAGCCTACTTTGAGTGAGATAGCACGTGCGTGTTCTGAACTCGGTTTTACCCTTAGCGTAAAGAAGAGCCAAATCGCAGACTCTTCGAAAGAGAGTGCTGATCCTTATACAAATAGGGTCAACTTCCTTGGGCACTATTGGGTGCACGGTTACCCCCGTCGTCCAATACATGAAATCCTGTTGCGCATGAAGTACCCAGAGCGGCATAAATTCCGATCTAGGCAAGAGTCACTCATGCGTCAATTCGCGTATCTTGCGGACGCTCGTGAAGCGTGGCAAATTCTAAGGTGGAATTATCCACATGCGGATACCATGCTAATGCTAACACATGCGTTGGATGACATAGGTGCAGATGGAGTCACTGTAGCAGATTATGACCTTCCGGGTTA